TTCAATTTTGTTCCCACAGATGCAGGTTATATAACCGTGTTGATTAAACTCCTCCATCAATGGTTCGAGTCCATCAAAATCACATTTCAAATCATCAGACAGTTTTGCAACCGATATGTATTTCCCTTCATGTTTGACCATTTATGCCTCCATAAATTCCACATTTAATGGCCCATCATGCAGTGGGTTGATTTTGTTTTCCCGATTGTCGTCCCAAATATAACCTCCAAACATATATTATTCAACCAAAGTCCAGAGAATATGTTTGAGTTGCAGAAATTCGATTACATCGTTATCCGGGGTTATGTTGAATTTTACCGAGGTCGGGATCATTTTAGCCGTTAACGGCGATTTAGACATTCCGGTAACAAAGATCAAGAAGTCGTTGGGATCATATATTTCATTCGAGAGTTGTTCCCGTCCCGTTTTTGCCGATATTTTGTCAGTTTCACGTTTGGATTTCCAATCGTTATCCAACAGTCGAGCCCACATTCCGTTCAAAGCATCGACAATCATTTGCGTTGAGCCGTCTTTAGTCAGGCCTGCGCATTCATCACCGAGTTTTTGAATCGCACCGTGTCCGATCAATTGTTTTATCATTGTTTCGACCAATAGATTTAGGTCGAATATTAATGTCTCTGTTTCGTCGATGATAAAGGTGACCAAAAATTTTTCAAGGTCGAACATCCGTTTTATTCGTGTCGCCATTTGTATACCCTCCAATAATACGTTATGTATTTGTTGCGTGTATGGAGGTTATATGCGGGGCGACAGCCGGGTTTTGTGTCCATTACATTATGCTGTGTTCATTGACTGGCGTGTTGTTTTCGGTTCGCCGGGCAGCGTGGTTCATGTAACGGGGTTAAACAATTGTCAAGGAACGAATAAAATGTTTTTCATCATTTAATTATTTAATGAGTGTATCATAACATGAAGAGTTTAATTTGTCAACAATTATTATTCAGCGTTGTTTGTTCAATAATTCCGGGTAGTTGGGGCAGTGTACCATATGGTACACAGAGGAAGAGACCCCACCGAGCCCCAGCCGGGGGTGGGTCGTGGGGGAAGACATACCCCCAGAGATCACAAAACGAAAAAACATCCACACTTAAAAATGAAGTAAGACCACATTCATTATGGGTGTTGTCTCCGGGTTTGGGGATTTGGTTGGCAACGTCCCGGCAACCCGGTTAAAACAACCACCGTATCGTTGCGACGTTGACCGTGGTTCGATTTAAATTTTCCGGTGGCATGATTGTACCCGGCAAACCAACACACGCCAAATATGAACCCCCGAAATTTCCACAATTCCAAGAGTGTACCATACGGTACACATTGTACCAAACGGTTCACACTGTACCAAATAGTACACAGATGATGAAATAATCCTTGACACCTTCAAATAAATGTGTTACGGTTTATATATGATATAACACTTCCTTTATAGAGCGGGATTTTTATGCCAAACGATGTTGCTAAACCCAAATATACTAAGGGCGTAATTACCGGGCAGAAGGTTTTAACCGGTGATGAATTTTTGACTCTGGAAGAGATAGAAGAGAATCGCCGGATACGGGAAATAATGGCTCCAACTACAAAGGGTGAAAATATAGATCGTATCCTTACCGATGGTCGAAGGAAGTTAATTAAAGGTGGGACTGAAACGGTAAGGGATTGGGAAGACCCGGAAAGAGGTATTGAAGATACATTGGCCATGATTGGCGGGTTTTTTAACAAAGAAAGTTTAGAGAGTTTTAAGGGTCATGTTAAGAAGGAATATGTTGATCCTGCAGCTGAATATATAAAGTCGGGGAAATTATTGACCCAACTCGGATTGAGTGATCCACAAAGGATGGCAGAGAAAATGAAGGTCCCGCCGTCCGTTCCTGATCGTTATGGTCGGAGATATTTGGGAACATTGGATAATGTAGCAGCGCGAGCGGAAGCCAAACGTAGGAAAAAGAAGTAATGGATTTAGCCCGGATAATAGAATTAGCAAGGCGTGGAGCAACCGAGGAGCAGATAGCCATCGAGTTGGGCATGGACATGCCTGCATTGAAAAAAGCGGTGTTGGACTTTACTGAAATTTCAGAAGAAGATACATTATTATATGAAGAACGATTGCCGCAGGAAGTTTACGGGTTAACCGCTGAAGTAATGTGTCAGTTGTCGGATAGGGTTCATTCTGCGGATACATCAACTGCGGAATTAACCAAAATATTACAGGTGTTGAATCAGATGCGTGGTAATGACGATTCAGCCAAACGTTCGCAATTATATAATATTATATTACAGTCAATTCCTGGGGAAGGGAATCATCTTCAGTCGTATCCTCCTTCATCTTCCCATTCCATAGTCGATGTAACCCTTTCCCAGGATAAAGGTAATGGGGAGTTACCAAAGTTATGAGAGCAGATAGGATTTCAGCAAAAATCGTTCGTTGGCGGGAACATCCTGAAGAATTCGTTCCCGAAGCGATAAAGGTTAAGCCGACCACACAACAGCATGCATTGTTGGTTGAAGTGGGTCGGGCAGTTCGTGGAGAAATTCCATCAAAAAGGTTTACCGTTCGCTCCGGACATGGAACAGGGAAGGATGCCGTAGCCGCTTGGTTAATTATTTGGTTCATGGCAACCCGGCATTTGCCCCGTGGGGCAGCGACTGCACCAACGGCTCATCAATTAGCAGATATCCTTTGGTCAGAGTTGGCTAAGTGGATTCGGTTGTCTATTTTTTCAGAAGAGTTTGAAATTCAAAAAGAGAAGTTATTTCATAAGGCCAATAAAAAGGAGTGGTGGTTTGTTGCTCGTTCAGTTAGTGTGAAAAGTTCGGCAGTGGAGCAGGGGGAGACATTAGCCGGCCTTCATAATCCTTCATTATTTATTGTAATTGATGAAGCATCCGGTGTCCCTGATCCTGTGTTTGAAGTTTTGGAAGGGACGTTGACACAGCCGGATAACTTTTGTTTGATGATTGGGAATATGACCCGGTCCTCCGGGTATTTCCATCGTAGTCATTTTGATGAAAAAGTATCTGAAGGTTGGAACAATTTCCACTGGAATTCGGAAGAGTCGGAGAATGTGGAGCAATCCTATTGTTTGAGGATGGAACAGGATTATGGTAGGGAATCAAACGTTTACCGTGTTCGGGTTTTAGGAGAACCACCGAAGGAAGATGATAATCAATTTATTCCATTGGGATGGTCAAGGCAATGTATTGGATCAGATATTAAAGCATCTTCAGATGAACCCCTCAACTTTGGTTTGGATGTGGCCAGGTACGGTCGTGATTTTACTGTCCTACTTCCAAGGAGAGGTAACGTCGTAGAACCCTGGAAAACCCGGCAGGGTATGGACACGGTAGAGGTTGCTGAATGGGCAGCAAATGAATTTGATTTGTTTGGTGGGAATTACATTGCCATAGACAATATTGGAATCGGAGCAGGGGTGTATGATCACTTAAAACACGGTGGTTATAGCTCCGTAATACATGGAGTGAATACTTCGGTTTTACCACACGACAAAAAGAATTATAGTTTGTTGAGGGATGAGTTGTGGGGTATGGTAAGGGAAAAGTGTATGAAGTGTATGTATCATTTCCCCGCAGCGACGAAACAGGAGGTTGCTCTATCTGAAGAGTTGTGTAATGAATTGGCTGGGCCAACTTATGAAATGCCCAGGGGAAAGATTGTTGTTGAAGCGAAAAGGAAAATGCAGCGCCGGGGTGAGAATTCTCCCAACATTGCCGATGCGTTGTGTTTGACTGAATACTTTATGAGAAGGTTAATTCGTACGGGAGAGGCATTTCAACAAATGATGAAGCGAAAACAAATGAATCAAGGACGCAATTTGGGCGAACACGCCTGGATGGTAGCGTGAGGTAATTGTGTCAAGTATTGTAGAACAATCAAATGCTGGAATCACCGGTTCTCCGGATCAAAAGGGGAGTGTGACAAAACAACAGATTTTGGATCAATTGAAAGATTGGTTGTCATATTCGGAGAGTAGTGATTCTGAAACCAAATTCCGGACTGAGGCGAAGGAAGATTATCAATTTTACGCTGGGAAACAGGACACGGATGCTGTTAAACAGGCATTGGCTGATTTAAAACGTCCGGCTACTGTATTCAATCAAGTCAAACCAAAGATTGATATGTTGATCGGTTTAGGGGCTCAAATGAGATTGGACCCTCATGTTGTCCCGGTTGGAAGGGAAGATGAACCATTAGCCGAATTGATGAATGATACCCTTCGTTTCTATAACGAAAAGTTGGAGGTTGGAGATAAAGAAGTTGATGCTTTAGAACATACCATCAAATCAGGTCGATCATTGTTACATTATTATTTGGATGATGAAAATCCCTTTGACCCGGATATTAAGTGCATGGTTATTAAGGGAACCAGGTGTTATTTAGATCCCGATGCCTTAACATCGAATTTAAATGAGGATCATAGGTTTATATTCGTTGATAAGTGGTTGACAGAGGATGAAGTAAAGCGCCGCTGGCCGGGTATTGATGTAGAGCGATTGAAACAAAGTGACGGTGTTCATAGTGCCAACTTAACTTTTTGGGAGTCGAACACCAAACGAATACGGATTGTTGAAGGTTGGTACAAAAAATTAGTCACGGTTATGTGGTTTAGAAATCCTGTAACCAACAAACCGGAGTTTTTGAATGAGAAGGATTGGACTGCATATGTGACAGCTTTAAAAGAAGGTATTGATTTGGGTAACGGGGAAGTCATTCAAATGGATGAAGCCCCGGAATCGGTTAAACGAACTCGATTTGAAACACACTTCGGGTTGTTCACTGGGGATGTGTTATTGGATCATGGGAAAAGTATCCTTGGTGATGAAGTTGGATTTCCCTTCGTATTGTTTGTAGCATATAGAAATGATGATGAGGATCGTTGGTTTAGTGTTATTAATACCATGAAAGACCCGCAGCGGTCGAAGAATACGATTAAACGGCAGTTGGTTCATTTGTTGAATACTTCACCAAAACCCTTAGTAATTACCGAAGCAGGTAATATTGTCAATGATGAGGAATATCAAACCGACTCTTCAAAGCCGAATTTTGTGTTAATTGTTTCAGATATAGAAAAAACTAAGGTTCAGGGACAACCTCAGATTAGTTCCATTTATCAATCATTGGACGCTGACTTTGGGCAGGAAATTAAAGATGCTTCAGGTGTGCAGGATTCGTTGATGGGAATTCAAACATCTTCCCGTGAACCTGGAGTTTCAGTACGGATGAGGCAGGAGCAGGGTATTGCAGTATTGTTTACATTGTATAACAATTTCCGTAAAAGTAGAATATATGCTGGAAGAATGTTGATGAGATTGATTCAGGGGTTTGTGTCTGAAGGTAAGGTAATTCGTATTGGAGGGCCGAAGGCGGTTAAGTTTTTGGATATCAATACACAGATGGACCCCAATCAAGCCGGGTTTAATGATATTAGTGGAGGACAATTTGATTTGGTTGTGGATGAAGAAGTTCAATCGACCACTATGAGAATGGCAACGATGCAGATGTTGGTTGATTTTAACCAGTCCAGTCCGGGTATGATACCACCTTGGACATTGTTGGAATATTCAAATCTCCCTTTCAGTGCGAAAGAAGAGATTAAAGCACATTTTAAACAACAACAGGAACGGGAAGAACGAATGGTCCGTGACAAAGGAGGAGGGGCATAATGACTGAGGAAAATGTGGGAGGTATGATTGTAACACAGGTAGAGCCAGCACCGGTTGTGGAGATTAATCCTGATGTATCGTCATCGTTGGAGGATGGAGTTGGTGGAGGTTTGTCTCCGGAACAGTTGGATAGTATGAGTGGAACTCCGGATGCATCTGAAACCCCGGAATCCGTAAAAACTAAGTTGGAGGACGGAACAGTGGAACCGGAACCCAAAGTTCCTGAAGTTCCTAAAGTTCCAGAAAAAGTTGTCGATCCGGCAACCCCTCCGGCGGAAGATGGAGGCGACCCGACAACGATTGAACTTCCTGAAGATTCTAAACCAGAGGTTGAGGATGCACAGAGGATTCAAGAGTTGTCGGCTCGTACCATCATTGAGTTGAAAAATGAAGTTGCTGAACTTAAAGCAATGTCCAAACAACACGATGATGCTTTGGTTGAAGCACGATTGATTACTGAAGAGGAAGTTGCAGAGCGGAAAAAGTTGGAGACTGCATCAGAGGTAGAGCAGGCTGAAAATAAGAAGAAGATAGATGAATTGGCAGTAATGGCTGAACAAACACGATTAAACCCGGAATTTAAGGATTTTGATAAGGTAGTTAGTCAGCCGAATGTAGATTGGTTGATTGAGAATTTGGCCCTGGGCTATCAAAAGGAGCGTGGGGGAAGTAGTGAAGATTGGCGGCAAGCTGTACACGACGCCCTATGGGGGCAGACGAATCCGTATAGATATGCCTATGGGATGGTAATGAAATATCATCCGGATTTTAAGGAACGATTGACCAAACCTCCGGCAAAACCCGGAGAGAAAACGGTTAAGGAGCCTGTCACCGCTCCTCCAAGTGTTTCTTCGATTCATGGTGGTGGCGATGGTAAGTCCGGTTGGACCGCTTCACGGATTGATGGTATGACTGATGCGGAGTTGAGTAAGGTGCCACCGGACGTTTATGAAAAATGGTTGCAGGGGAAGTTGCCCGAGTAACCATAATTGACTAAGGAGTGACAAATGGCTGATACTGTTATACTTACCAATGATGCCTTAACCCGGAAACGGTGGGCTAAAGATTTGTATAAGATCACCATGCCTGCTGTCGAATTCGCGTATTTAACAGGCACTTCGGAAAATGCTCCGTGTCAGATTAATACTGAATTGGCGAAGGGTACAGGTGATAATATTACATTTGGAATATTCTTACCGTTGCGTGGTGAGGGTGTTGTTGGGCGAAGCACGGTTGAAGGGAATGAGGAAGCGTTGGCTTGGACGGACTTTATGGTTACAATTGAAGAGTTGAATCATGCAGTTGACTCAGGTATGGCTATGGAGGCTCAACGGTTTCCCTATGATTTGGCCGTGAAGGGTCGAAACGGATTGAAGATTTGGTGGTCACAGAAAATGTCCGTTATCCTCATCAATTATTTATGTGGTAATTCCGGGTTTAAGGTTGCAGGTGTGACGTTTGCACAGGCTGCAACTGAACCCACCACGTATCACCACTTATTCGCAAACAATGCAGCGAGTGAGGCTGCTTTGGCAGCGGGTGACATTCTTGATTTTTACATGTTGGATGCTGCAAAAGAACGGGCACAGACAATGTATTTGGCTGCTGGTTACGATACCGCTGAAGAGGGTGCAGCGCAGGGTTATTACACGGTAAGACCCATTTTGATTGGGAATAAGGAATACTACCGGGTAATTCTCCATGATTATGTGTTCAATCAGTTGCGCCGGAATTTCAATGAAGGTGAATGGGGAAACATGAAGCAGGCTGCAAAAGAATTGGGTATCCCCGATGTTGAGATTGAATACAATGGAATGCTATTAACCAAAAGTACTCGGATCTATAACCCGATAACCAACGTATTTCGTAATGTGTTGGTTGGTGCTCAGGCATTAACATGGGCCTGGGGTGGAGCCGGCGATAATAAAGAAACGGTTATGAAGTTTCATCCGTATACCGGAGATGCAGGTCGGAAGCAGTTGTTTCGGGCTGAAGGTATTTTCGGTGTGAAGAAAGTTCTGTTTAACAGTGTAGATTATGGTGTTATTGCTTTATCTTCGTATGCAACAGCAATGGCGTCGTAAAAGGAGATTAGATGGTTACGACCAAATTAGGACACCATACGTCCAGGGCTGTCATTCAAGCAAGATCTGGTCTCTTAAACTCCTGGGATGATGATACATATAACGTGATTAGAATTCCACGTGAATCATTCTTGATGAGTATTTGGCTGGATGTGAGTACAGCATATGTGGGTGGAGCACCTTCAATAACCATTGGTTACACGTATGATGGGACTTCAGTGACAAATGGAATTATGACCAATGCTGTATCCGAACCACTCGAAACCGGGGTTAAGCGTGCCATTCGTGAAACAGTAAATAGTTTTGCAGATGGGTATCTTTGTACGAAACCTCTATTAATAACCGTTACAGTCGATGATGGAGCTGCTACCACTGAAGGTATCGTTGAAGTCTTCGCCCTGTATACCAATATTTTTTAAGGAGTAAATTATGGCTACTACCCCAATTACGGTTGATGCTCGGAGAACGGATCAGCGTACCAACATTCGGTGGAATCCCTTCTGGATTTCTTCGGGTATTGTTGATGAAGTGGTGACCACTGATGCTACGGGTAAAGCAGCGTTGTTGTTTAGTTTTCCCGTTGCGGGAGAGAATTATCTGATCCATGAAATTTGCTGTGAAATCATTACTAACTGGGCAGGTGGAACAATCACTATTAATGTTGGTCAAGGAACTTTAGCAACCAATGCTATCACTACAGGCGGGGATGTTACTATTGTTACTGCTGATCTATATATTAAGACTGGTGACATTGTGCATGGTACTAAAGATTTTGCGTACTTTCCTGGAACCAATGCCAGTACTTGGATTACCGATAAGGCTGCTGGTTTTGGTCAGTCAATGTTTATTGCGGGTGTTGCATCGGCAACTGTTCCCTGTATCTATACTACAGTAGATACCGACGATGCTGGAGGTACTACAGCTGGGGAACTTCGAGTTCATGCAATGGTTTCTCGTTTGCCCTTTGCCGATGGGGTTGTTTCTGATTAATTATTAATTGAGACATCACCCGAAACGGGTTAGGTCTGAAAATGAATTTAGGTACGATTAAAACGGAAGTGGAAGATGTCATTCAGGATAAAGATTTATCCAGATATTTGGATGATTTTGCCAATGACATTTATCAAGATGTTGCAGATTTTGTCCACTTCCCGGCTTTGAAGGTTTATAGTGCAGAAGGGATTTCGTCCGTCGTTGGAAGTTCCTATGCCTCGCTTCCTTCAGACTTTGTCGGTCCCCTTATCCTTTTAGCTAAGGCTGGGGGGACCGACGGACCTATAAACATTTTGGCTACCCTCGAAGAATTATATGTTCAATGGCCGGGTTTGGCTTCGGTTGGGAACATCAAGGATGCATGTTTTGATGGAGGATTGTTATATTACAATCCGATTCCGGTTGAAGCCACGACATATAATGTCATTTATTTTAAGGCTCCCCCAATGTTGGAGGGGGATGTGGATGAGCCGGTGTTAGTTCCAAGTCATTTACATCGTGGTATCTTTGTTGAGGGTATGGCAATGTTGGCCTATGATCGAATTGAGGATGGGGTTGATGTCCCGAAAATTAATTACAATCAACGAAGATCGGCTTATTTTTACAGTAGGAAGCGTTTGGCAGAATGGATAGAACGGCGAAGGAAACATCCTTCAATTTTAAATCAATTTAACATTTAGGAGGCATAACATGGTAACGAAGAAGGATACGAAACCACAGGAAGCAATTGTTGCAATAACTTTAGATCCTCATCCGGAACGGATGGCACCTGAAGATAGAGAAAAGAGGGCTTTTACTGTGGTGAAGGAAGTGTGTGAACATTATAGAGTCAATATTGAGCCGGTGATTCAGGCTGCATTGTTGTTGAAATTGACACAGACTATTACCAATTTGCCGCAGATGATGTCTACGCAATTGAAAGCCCTTCCCTTTGGGCCGGAGAATGTTGTGGATGTGAATGGTGAAGGAAAGTAGTGAAACCATTAAGGGTGTTTAAAGGTTCTTCGGGTTTGAACACTCGCGACCCGGTGGATAGAGAATTTAATCCAGATCGTGGAGTTCATGGGTTGGCTCAAGCGGTCAATGTGGATGTCGAATCTACTGGTCGTGTGTCAAGGCGTGGTTGTATTAAGTCAACCGTATTGACCGGGTCGTATCACTCTCTTTTCGCATACGATGAGATTTGTTTAGTCGTTAAGGGAACATCATTATATTTGGTTTCGGAGTCATTGGGGGAAACAGCGTTGCGTGCAGATTTGAGACCCGGAGAAAGGATGTCATATGTCTGGGTCGATGGTGCAGTGTATTACACAAATGGTTATCAAAATGGTGTAGTGAAAAATGGGGTTGATAATACATGGACAGCCGTTACGTATGTTGGTCCGACTACATCGAAAGTTTTAGATAGTCCTCCTTTGGGCCACTTGGTAACGTATTTTAGAGCACGAATTTATATTGCAGTGGGTGATTATGTAGTCGTTTCGGAGCCGTTCAATTACACTGTATTTAGGGCAGGATACAACTATGATTTGCATCCTTCACGTGTAACCATGTTGAGGGGTTTGGATGATGGTTTAGTTTTGTCAAATGGATCGGGTCTGTACTTTTACAAAGGTAATGATTATCAAGATTTTAACAAAATGGATGTAGCTCCATTGTCCGTGGTTGAAGGTTCGGATATTTTGGTACAGCGTCATGTTGTAGGGCTTCCCGGAAAAGGGGAGGTTTTATTATTCGCCGCTGTTTCACATGCGGAGAAAGAGACGTATTTGTGTATGTTGGAAGGAAATGGTGAATATTTAAACTTAACCGCTAATCGAGTGGATATGCCGCATACCATGCTTGGTGCGAGTGTTTTGCTTGGTGAGCAATTTATCTGCTCTTTGCAGGCTTAAGGAGTTTGAAATGGCTCTTAGATTGAGTACAGGATTTACATTGGCAATGCTCGGTAAGAAACCGACCGTAGCTGATGCGGAGATGGTTGGCGAATATGACAGTGATGATGATCAGTTGGTTATTGCTGCACCTGGAGCACCGAATGATACATTTACCCACGGAGTAGCAGCTACATTCGATGGGTTTCAAGTAGGACAAACATTTAGATTCAAATCGGAGTCCGGCACCAATGATGGAGTATATACCATTAATACAAAAACCGGCACTGTATTAACGGTTGATGAGGATGTTGTTGGAGCAGAAGCTGCTGCGGTTATAGGTAATTGGTGTATTTCAGCAGCCACCGGGTATAATTTTTGGGATCTGTTTAAGCATGGTGTTATAGCCATTTATTCGGGGACACAACCCGCAAATGCGGATGCTGCAGAAGATGGAACAAAGTTGTGTGAAATTACACCGAGTGGTATTGCAGTCGATTCAGATGATGGATTGTTGTTCACATCCCCTGCGGTCGTGAATGTGTTGAGTAAAGATGCGACACAATCGTGGCAAGAAGGTTCGATTTTAGCTTCGAATACAGCGGCTTGGTTTAGATTTTATGATTCTACATTCACAACCGGAGCTTCAGTTACAGCAGTACGGTTTGATGGTGCAATCGGGTTGTCGGGTGTTGAACTGAATCTGTCCAACACGGCTTTGGTTTCCGGAGCGTCATTAACCATCGACACGTTTACCGTGACATTACCTCAAAGTTCATAGGATGATATTATGGCCTTAACAAACGATGGGGCAATTATAATCCGGCTGGAAGTTTTCGGGAATCAGCAATATGGAGAGGTATCCCTGCCCATGATGGGTGTGGAGGGAAGGGGTGGTGTAAATGCCGATGGCGCCGTTGAAATGGCTTCAATGATCGGGGAAGGCTATGGTAACAACGAAGCAAATTTGATATTACCCGGTTTATCGGTGTATGGAGAGGCATTTTCACAGGTTGGAGATGGTGAAGTAGAATTGGAGATGTTGGAGGTCGTTGGCTATGGTGCAGGGACTTCCAACATAATCCTTCCATTTTTGAAAGTGGATTCTACGGCAGTTCACAACCCGGTTGGTAATGCTGCGATTACGGTTAATTTGTTGGTTGCCGGAGTCGGGGTTGTGAATGAAAAAGGTGATGGGGCGGTTGTCCTTCCTTTGTTGTCGTCAAGTGCAACCGGATGGGTCGATCCTTTGACGGAGGGTACGATTAGTTTGAGTCCGTTGAGGGTTCATGCCATTGGTGGTGAAGCCATGATCGGGAATGGAGCTATTACATTGTGGCTGCCTGAAGTTTCCGGTACAGGTTGGTGGCAAGGGAATGTGGATGGTGATGTTGAATTTCCTTTTTTAGAAATTTATTCCTCCGGGTTGGTTGATGAAGAGTTTGATGAATTGATCCTTCGACATTTTAGATTTAAACCCGTATCTGCATTTATTATCGGGGAAGGTGCTATATCAATGTCAATGGAGGTTGATTCTACATCGGGGAGTGTTGGAGATATAGAGTTGCCGTTGATGGAGGTTGTAGCTAGTGACTAACCTTACCGTTTCTATGAACTGTAAAATTAAGGCGGTGACACAATATGCCGACTTTAATTTCAACTCCTTTTGTAGATTTAAGGGAAAGGTGTTGGGAGCTAATTCATCGGGGATCTTTGAATTGGGGCAAAGAACCGGGGAAACTATTTCGGCATACTTTAATTTAATGACTTCCAACTTTGGTATACCACTTCAAAAGCGTATCCGAGCAGTTCGGGTTCGGGGAGAAGCTGCAACTAAATTAACATTGACTTTGACCGATGATGAGGGTGATGATACGTCAAGGGATTTATTGTTTGAGAAAGAGGGAGGACATCAAAGTGAAGCATTGGCCTATGGACGCAGGGGTTCTAAGGGAATGCACTGGTCTATTCAAATTGCGAATCAGGATGGAAGTGATTTTTCGATTGATGAAATTCGTGTGACACCTGTGGTTTTGGCGTCAAGGAGACCGTTTAGGTTTGCAGGATGATTAAAAGGTATTTTGGAAATATTGAGAAAGCAAAACGACTTCATGGCTTGGGTATCCAATTGATGGCTGTGGTGAGACAGCAGATTGGTTTATCCGGGTTGAAACAAAAAGCGCTTCGACACGAATTATCCGATGGTTCTATTATTGAAGCTAAATCGATGTTTGGACAGGAAAATTTAAATATATTTGGTGCTCCAACTTTGGTTGTTCCTTCTATTCCGGGAATTGCAGAACTTGTTTTGGAAGAAGAAGTTGTTGTTCTTCCATCCAAGATAGGTATTTCATATCATACATTTGATTTTGTAGGTTGGAATTATCAGTTAGCTTTTGCCGAGTCGAATAGGCCATTTGATGGCTGGACTTTGTATCATACAGGAATTGATTCGGGTTGGTCAGGAACCCCTACAGCCTATGATGAAGAAGGAGTTCCCCATATTCTTTATGATAATACTGGATTGGGAGAAAATTCCACCTTTGCAAGTTTGGATAGAGATACGGGACTTTGGACATACTCCGGCGATTGGATTATAAATGCACCGACAAGAGTTGTGCGTAAGAGATTTCAGATAGATCAAGCTGGCAACTTTCATGTGACAGGATCAAATGCTGCAACAAAGATTTTTTATTATGGATATAAACTGCAAGGTGCACCACTTGTTCCAGGTAGTTTTGAGGATCGTTCTTTCTTAGTAGATGCCGGTGCTGGAGATGGAGCAAGAATAAATGATACTGCTGTAACTGCGAAAGGGGTTTTACACACTGTTCATCATAAAACTGCAGGAGCAAACATAAATTTAATGCACGGAGTTTATGATGGTGGTTGGATGACTGAATTGATTCAAGCTAATGTGGGGCAAAGAGCATGTGCAATAGCTTTGGATAAATTTGATGTGCCCCATATAGTTTGGAATGATCAGGATACTCCTGCATTATATTACAGTTACAAAACCGGAGGTGCTTTCACCGTACCCGAAGTTATTTCTGCAGTGGTTGCGGGAAATCATTTAGCCATTGATTTAGATAGTAATGGAAAGGCTTACGTTTCATGGAGATATAGTGTTCCACCTTTAACGCAAATGTTAAGTACGAACGCATCAGGTGCTTGGGTAAATTCAGTAATTGAAGCCAATGCTGACGCTGCCAGTGGTGGAGTACATGATACGGATATGAAACTTGATCCATTGGACAACTACAAAGCCCATTCAGCATACATTGTAAAAGCACCCGGTGATGAAAGGGTTCATTATGCAGAAAATTTGGATTGGGCCGAATTGGACAGTTTGGATTATGATTGGTCAGTACACATGGCGATAAGTCCGAAATGGGAGGTTTAAATGCCATTTACTTTGTTTAAATTCGATCCTCCATATGATGACGGTGGATTGACTACTCCAGCGTTGGTGCGAAATCGTTTTGATACAACGATGAGTTATGCTGTTGAATTGAAAAATCAATCCTTAACTTTGTTGGAGGATTTGTTGACCGGGTTGGGTACTGTTGGATTTGGTGGTTCTACTCATTTTACATCGGGGCGTTTAGGTGGAAAATTATTGACTGTTCCATCCTTTGTTTTGGGTGATTGGGGAGATGATCTTGAAACACCAAATATAAATTTAGAATATACTCGACCAATACAACCGGATTTAACCACAGATGTTGATTCAGTTACATTTCCAGTTTTGGGTGCATTGGATGATGTAGATGTCCCGGACGTTACAATACCTATATTCAATATCAATACTCCAATAATAACCGATCCTGATTTTCCCATTGTGACTTGGCCCACTGAACCGGGTGATCCTCCAAGTACCGGGTTTCGTCCTATACCCGGAACACCTGTATATACATTTCCAACCCCTCCGGTGATTAGTGAGATTGTAATTGATGGACCTCCCGAATTGTCCATTCCCGCGTTTGAAGGGACATTACCCGATATGGACCTAACCCCACCGGGGACAGCATTTGTTTATGAGGAGAACATTTATAGTTCAGAGTTGTTGGAAGAGATTAAG